CATGTTCTCTAATAAGTACACAAAAAGTTCTGTAAGTAACATGGGTAAAGACTACATGGATGAAATCAAAAAGTATGTGGAGTTATTTCCTAAAAAGAAACTACCGTCAGGTAAACTTGCACGGTCTACAATGAAAAACCTTGAGGTTAATTTCAAGTGGTTTTTCCAAACTTATGAGTATGACTGGGAAACTATTCATGCTGCTACTGCAAGATATGTAGATGAATATGAACGTAACAATTATCTCTACATGCAGACATCAAAGTATTTTATTTGTAAAACTCAACAAGATAGAAGTAAAACATCAGAACTTGCTGATTACTGTGAGCTTGTAGCTTCAGGTGGTCAGTTAGATGAAGATACTTATTTTAAGGAGAAAGTAGTATGAGCGAATATGTTCAACCTTGGAAATCAAGGAAAGAAGGTTTTCAGAAAGCTCTTGAGTACATCAAAGGAAGAGCAGAGGGTAAGATTACAAGTATACTTACACCTTGGCCTAAATTTAATGATGCTACTACTAATGGAATAGAATGGAATACTTTAAGTGTTATTGCAGGAAGACCGGGTAGTTTTAAAACTGGTTTAAAAGATCAAATCATTAGAGAAGCATTTGCTCTAAACAAAAACCAAAACTTTAGGGTATTGGAATTTAGTTTTGAGATGATAATGCAAACATCATGTTTGAGAGATTTTTCTAGTGTACTTGGTAAAAGCTATAAGTATCTATGTAGTGCAGAAAATAACAAGGTTACAAAGCAAGAAATGTTAGAATGCTATAACCTGGCTAAATTGAAAGCACCTTTACCTATAGATATTGTAGAAGATCCTTGTACTGTCAATGAGATGCGGGAGATTATTGAAAGTTACATAACTGAATATAAGACCCCTACAATAGTAACTATTGACCATAGTGTATTATTAAAGAAGCAACCCTACAAAGACAAACTAGAAATGCTTTACTCATTTGGTGAGATGATCACTGAAGTTAAACGTAAGTTCCCAGTTGCATTTATTGTACTTAGTCAATTAAATCGTAGTATAGAATCCCCTGAGAGAAATGAAGAAGGTAAGTATGGTAATTACATACTTGACTCAGATATCTTTGGTGGTGATGCTTTACTACAGCATGCAGACTTATTAGTAGGTCTTAACAGACCAGCTAAACAAAAAATTAGGTTCTATGGACCGGACAGATACATAATAGAAGATGATACAGTACTTGTAATGCATTTTCTTAAATGTAGAAATGGTGATAACCGTATGTCTTTCTTTAGAGCAGAGTTTGATAAAATGAGGGTTACTGAAATGGATACCCCTCCTGTAGCAGAAAAAAGAGTTAAATCATGAGTTATAAAAAATTAACACCAGAAGAAAGAAAAGAAAGAATAGCGTTGCTCTACGCTCATTTTGATGATTTCTTTAGATCAGAAGGTTTAAAGAATCCTTTATTTATTCCTAAGATGGCTTATGTGCCTGAAGGAAAAGATGAAAAACACGTAACGTTTTTTACTAGTGAATTAGAAAATGCAGAGAAGTTTGACACACCTAAAGATATCTATATTGAATTTGCAGATATAGAATATATGCCTGAAGATTCAGACAGAGGTTTGTACAAATGGAAGTTTAATCCTCATTGGAGAACTGAGTATGATCTAGTAGTTAGTAAAGCAGGTTATGAAAGATATGCTATTCCAATTAATGAATTGCATTTTATCGTAGATGATAAGAAAAGATTAAGTAAAACAATTAGGACATTAGAATTAGATTTTGATGTACCTTCATCTCTTACAGACGATGCTCCACTATCTGATATGACTATTAGAGATTTGGCAGCAATCCTATTAAAACAACCGGTAAGTAAAAAAGAATGGCTAAACAAACTAATAAAATAAAATAATGGCATCAAGTGTATTAATTATTTCAGAATCAGGTGCAGGTAAAAGCACCTCAATTAAAAATCTAAACCCAGAAGAAACATTTATTATTAATGTTGCAAACAAACCATTACCCTTTAGAGGATGGAAATCTATGTATCCAATTTGGTCTAAAGAAAATCAAAATGGTAGAATGTATACACGTCCGGGGGCTAATGAAATTCTTGCTTGTTTAAAGTATGTAAATGAAAAGCGCCCTGAGATTAAGAACATTGTAATAGATGATCTTCAATACACAAGTGCTTTTGAATACTTTGATAGAGCAGATGAGAAAGGTTATGAGAAATTTAACAAGATAGCTAAAGATTTAGCAAATATTGCTAGAGCTCCTCAAGGTATGCGTGATGATCTTATTGTATATATGCTTACTCATGCAGAAGAAAGCATGGATGCTTATGGTGAAAAGAGAATTAAAGCTAAAACAGTTGGGAAAATGATTGACAATTCTCTAACTTTGGAGGGCTTATTTTCAATTGTACTTTTTGCAAAAGCTAAAAAGAATAAAGACAGTGAGATTAAATACATATTTGAAACAGCTAATGATGGTGGTAACACTTGTAAATCACCAGCGGGTATGTTTGAACAAAAAGAAATAGATAATGACTTGGATCTAGTAAGACAAGCAATAATTGATTACGAAAACTAAAAATAAAAACAAAATTATGATAAGTACAAAAGATTTAGCAAAGGAAACTACAGGTGGTAAAGGTGCAAAAACAATTTCTCCTGGTAAATGGTCAGTTAAAATTAACAGTGTTGAGTTAGTAGCACCTGTTTATGATAAGAACTCTTATCATATGGTGTATAATGTAGAAGGTCCTGATATGGGCCCTGAGTTTGAAGGTTTCTTTAAAGATGCCAAAACTCAAACTGGTCCACGTTATAAAGGTCAGATAGGTAGAGTTAAAAGCAGTTACTATGCTTACAATAGTACTACTTTAGATAACGGTACTAAGATTGATCGTGATCAGTCTATCCTTAGAGCTGTGTATTTTGGTTGTGTTGCAACTGGTAATACTACCTGGTTTGAGGAAGTTGATGGTAAGTACAGTACTATTGAGCAGTTTGTTAAAGGTTTCAGTGATATGATTTCTGGAACATGGGTTAAAATGATTATTGGTGGTAAAGAATACACTAACAAACAAGGTTACACTAACTTTGATTTGTTTTTACCTAAAAATAATAAAGACTCTTATGTGATGGAAGGAGCTGATGCTCAACCTTCTAAGTTAATGGAGTTTGATTCAGAGAAACACATTATCAAACAAAAAGTTGAGAAGGTAGAATCATTCGGTGATGATAACCCATTTAATGATAGTTCTGAGAGCTCATTAGAGTTTGAACTTTAAAAGTTTACAAGTTTAAATCTAAAGGGGGTGTAAGTTTACATCCCCTTTTTTTAATATTGTAATATATGATTAGTACAAAGCACTTGGTTATTAATTTAGAAGCTGTTCCAAAAGAATGGATTTTTGAAAATTATTGTAACCTATCGCAAAAATTATGTGGTCAAAATGTAAAGCTTAAAAGTCTTTTTAATCCTTCAGAGAGAACACCATCTATGTATGTTTTCTACTGTAATATTAAAAATACTTATAAATACAAGGATTTCTCTACAGATAAAAGTGGTGATGCCATAGATTTAGTACAATCAATTTTTAGTTTATCTAATAGATATGAAGCAGTAAAGAAAATTGTAAGTGATTACAATGATTTTATACTTCACAATAAAGATTATAGTATAGCTGATTTTAAAAAACATAGTAGGTATGAAGTTTCTTTGTTTGAAACAAGAGACTGGAATAACCTAGATGCTAAATACTGGGGGGAATATAATATTGGTTCTCAACTGTTAAAGCATTATCATGTTAAACCACTAAAACTATATGAGATGTCTAAAGAAGAAGACGGGGAAACTAAAACCCTTAGTATCAAAGGACACTTTATTTATGGTTATTTTAAAAGAGATGGTAGTTTATACAAAATCTATCAACCCAAAATACAAACCAAAAAGTTCTTGAAAGTTAAGAACTATATTCAAGGTTCAGAACAACTTAGTAAATCTGATACATTGTTTATAGCTTCTTCTCTTAAAGACGGTATGTGTCTAAAAAACATGTTTAAGAAATATGATTTTATAGCACCTGATTCAGAAAACACACTGATCAAAAAAGAACAGTTAGATACAATAGTATCAAAATATTCTAGAGTTTATGTTATCTTTGACAACGATGATGCTGGCAGAAATGCTACAGAGAAGTACATTACTAAGTATGATAAGTTTATACCAATATACTTAGATATGGAAAAAGATGTAGCTGATGCTGTAAAAGTACATGGTTATAATAACGTATACAATAGAATAAAACAGTTAGTATGAAAGTATTTGTAATTAATGGTAGTACACCAAGTTCAAAAAATTCTAGAGTCTATACAGGTAAACATTTTATTGCAAGTAAAGCCACAAGAAAATGGGTATTAGAAACTGAAAAGTATTTTAAAACCCAAAAAGATAGTTTTCTTGAAGAGCTTAGTAAGCATAGTGCACCTTATAAAATAGAATTTAAATTCGTCCGGGGATCTAAACATAAGTTTGATTACATAAATCCTGCACAAACAATACAGGATGCTATGGTTAAACATGGTTGGATTGAAGATGATAATTGCACAGTGATGATACCATTTTTTGCAGAGTACGAGTATGATAAAGAAAATCCAAGAGTAGAAATAAGAATATTAAATGGAAAAGAAGAAAGTATTTAAGGTGTTTGTAACCTTTTCTCAAGAAGCTAGTATTAAATTAGACACAGGTACCCCTTTAGATGTAATTGAAGATGAAAAATTACAAAGAGGTTATGATTGGGAGATTAAACAATTTGATTCCAGACCAGAAGCAGAAGCATACATAGATGGTATTCTTGATGCTAATGGATGGTCTGATCCAAACGCAATTATGTTATGATAAAATATCAAGAAGAATTATCAATAGTTATAAAAACTATTATGTTAGAACAGCCCTTTTATGGGCTGTTTTTGTTAAATGTAAATAAAGAATTTAGTAAAAAGGTCCCTACTGCAGGAGTTTGTATTGAAGGTATTAATTATAAACTTATAGTTAATCCTGACTTTTGGGATAGTCTGTCTGATGATCATAAACAAGGTTTAATATTGCATGAAGCATTACACATTATTCTTAATCACTTACTCATGAGAGATGAGTTTGGTGATCAAAGATTAGCTAATGTGGCAATGGATTGTGAACTTAACCAATTGATTGACAGTAACTTACTTCCTGAAGGTGCTATTTTACCAGAAGGTCTAGAAGAAAGATACGGGTTAAAACTAGATAAAAAAGCCGGTACTCATTATTATTATAATGCTTTACAAGAAGAATTAGAACAGCAAAAAGCTCAAGGTAATCCTAATAAACCTTGTAATGGTGGTGAAGGTATTGAAGGTATGGGAGATGATGGTCTACCTGATACTCTTGATGATCACAGTGATTGGCAAAATATAACAGACGGAATGTCTGAAGCAGAAAAGAAACTTATTACTAAACAAAATGAGTATATCATTAAGGAAGCTGCTGAACAAACTCTTAAATCACATGGTCAATTACCCGGACATATTGCTGAAATATATCAACGTATAACTACGTTAGAGAAAGCTAAGTTTAATTGGAAAGCTTATCTTAGACAGTTTGTAGATGGTAGCATTAGATCTACTATGAAATCTTCTAGAAAGAAACTTAACAGAAGATTAGAAAAAGAAAATTTACCAGGTAAAAAGTTTCTACGTAAGATAGACTTATTAGTTGGTATAGATACATCAGGTTCAGTTAGTTCAACAGAACTAAAAGAGTTTATGAATGAGATTCATCACATATACAAAAATGGTGCAGAAGTTACAGTAGTACAGTGCGACACAAAAATTAACAGTATAGATAAGTTTAAACCAAACCTAGATATTGAAATTAAAGGTAGGGGTGGGACTGAATTTGATCCTGTTATAGAATATTATAATAAAAATAGAAATAAGCATACATGCTTAGTTTACTTTACAGATGGAGAATGTTATTGTAATGTAAAGCCTCAAGGCAAAATTTTATGGGTGATGTCTTCTAGATCAACAATGAATGATGAATTACCCGGACCCAAAATTCAATTAAATTAATCAACAACCAAAAATTAAAAAGAAAAAACATGGCACAAGTAAGTTTAAACACAGGAGAATTGAAGACTTTTATCAAGCAAATCATTGACAACAACCGTTACATTCAGCAAAAAGGATTAACTCCTGTAGCTGTAAATGTAGAGGGTGATCACGGTCTTGGTAAAACCACTGTGATTAGTCAAATTGCTAAAGAAGAAGGATTAGACTTTGTTAAAATCAATGTTGCTCAATTAGATGAGCTGTCGGATTAAAATTTATTTTTTCATATATTTGTTGTATATTATAAGTATATGAAAAATTTATTCTTAGAATTAAGTTCAAAAGAACTCCAAAAAAAGTCTGGTATATATAAAATCATTTGCAATGATAGATTTTATATTGGTAGTAGTAAAGATTTGTATGCAAGATTGCATGAACACAGAAGACATTTAGGTTATAAAAAACACCCAAATGATTTCTTGCAAAAAGCATATAACAAATATGGACAAGATCATATATTATATGAAATTGTAGAATTTTGTAATCCAGAAGAAAGGATCATAAAAGAATCTTACTATATACAAAATTTAAAACCAGATTTCAATCTTCAATTAGATCCCGTAGATAGAACATTAAGTAAATACTCTAGGCAAAAACTCTCTAAATCAGTGCTAAAAGGGAGAGCGGAAGGTAAATACAAAACTAAGTATGATTATACTGAAGTTGAAATGTATGACTATCTAGGAAATTATCTA